TTGGTCATCTGTCAACAAAAACTTCATCCAAGCAACGTTAGGGTTTAGAGAGATTGAAGCCGAAGCCGCCATCTCATCTATTTCTAACTTATCTATTAACAATTGTACATTAAACGCGTCAAACGTGACGGTTTTGGTTATATTTTTCATTCTTTTACCTCCAAATAAGCTATTGCATTAGTTAAAATCTCTATATTATCTTTTGCAAATCCTAACATAGAGTTACAACTATAACACAACAGTCCTCTTATTTCATTTGTAGTATGGTTATGGTCTATATATAATGCTTTTTTAAATTCATTCTGGTGTTTTCCACAAATAGCACAACAACCATTTTGTTTTTCAAACATTTCATTATATTGTTGAATGGTAATACCAAAAGTATATTTTAGCCTATCTTTTCTTTGCTGGTCTAAGAACCATTCTCTATGCTCTGTTCTATATTTTTTATTGTACTCTCTAGCCTTTTCATTAGTTCTTTTATAATCAGACTTTAATCTATTATTTCTTGAGCGTTTAGCCAACTCCAACATATGTTCTTTATGTTCAAGATAATATTTCTGGTAATATTCTTTTGTATTCATTATTGCTTACCATTGTCATTTCCAGGCGGTGCACCTGCTTTTGGCTTTGGTTTAGGTGCAGGTTTGGGTGCTGCTGGTTTTGTAGTTGGTTTTCCAGGTGCTCCTGGTACTACTGGAGGTGGTTCTCCTGCTGTTGGTAAATCTAGTCCCAACTCTTTCATCATTTCTTTTTCTTCTACCTTATGATTTAGTTCTTCTGATAAGTCAAATCCATAAGATTCAGCAAATGATTTTCTAGATAAGTTACCAGTATCATATAATTTAGATACACCTTCATAGAATAATCTCAATCCTAATAAGTTTATAGGTTTGAATTTTACTTCAGGTAGTTCTCCTTTAAGATTATTTCTTTCTTTTACTTCATAGAATACTTTATATATAATAGGGAAAAGTTCATCTCTCATTACATTCATTGTACTCTCTGGGGACAGTGTAGCTATCTCTGGGTCAGAAGTAAATGACCGTTCTGTTTCACCAGTGATTAGAATTCTAGGAAATCCTAATGCTAAGATTATATCTTTATTAACTGCATCATATTTCTTATCATTCAATAGTGCTTCTACATCAGGAAATACCCATTTCAATTCTATAGTATGATTAGTAAATAATGTGAATACTCTTTCTACATCACTGGGACTAATTCCTTCTCTCCAATGAAACTTATCTTCCAAATCATCTAGAACATCTTGTTGGTCTTCTGTCAATGGAAATTCATCACTTCCAGCTTTTACATGCAAGATAGCACTAATAACTCTAGATGCAATTGAATAGTCCATTCTTCTAAGATTTCTCTTATGTTTATAAGATTCCAATCCTGGGTATAAATAAGGGATTGGATATTCAGAATCAGCTAACATAGTTGATTTTACAATAAGAGGATTATCAAGTAGTATTTTTGTTTCCCCTTGTGTTATTTTAGCTACAAATTCTGGGTACAATTTTACAATTTCTTGATATAATGCAATATCTTTAGAACCATCATCGTATGTACCGCCCGTTTTCAAAAAGTTTATTACTTCATCAGGAACTATCAAGAAGTAAGATTCTTCATCAGTAATAAAAGGTCTTTTTATTACTATATCTTGTGCATTTCTTAACCACATACTGGTAGGATAAAGCAAATTATCTAGTCTTTGAATTCCCTTTTCTCTCAATTGTTTTCTATTTAAATTTGTTAAGGTTATTTCTGGAACTACTAATCCAGTAGTCAAGAACTCCAAAGCAGCCTTTCTTAAAAATCGTACAATGTCTTTCTTTAGAGATTCATATATCTGGTAATCAGTTTTGGGGATACTATTTTCTGGAACAATAATATCATTAATAGCTAGACTAACCATCTTTGTTACCACAGTAGTAGCAATAGGTTCATGTCTAAAGAAAAATCTACAATCCTTTACAATCTTAACAAAGGTGCTATGGTCTTCAAAGGAAAGTTTATCTACTTGATTGGAACCCCATACACCTACATCACTTGGGTAACTAGACTGTGGCATAAAAAATGTTGCTAATGCTGTCTTTGCTAGTCTATTACTTTTATTATTGTCCATAGTATTCTCCATGTTATTTTAAACTACCCATCTACTTTTAGCTAATCGTTTCTGTTCTTTAGAAAATAGCAATCCTATAACTAACATATAGTATGCCATCATAGCACATAACATAGCTGCTGTATTATGGTCTTCCCCTCGTTTACCACCTTTGGGAGTAAGAGTTTTATATACAACTTCTCCTGTAGGTGTTTTAGTATATGTCATTCTCTCAAGTTCTGTTATCAATTCAAAATCTGTTGAGGAATATATAATTTTATGTGTATTAGTATACTCTTGAAGTAATGATACACTATGAGGTTTGACTTTTACTTTTATTTCCTCTCCTTCTGAGTTTTCGCCTAGACTTATCCAAGCACCAAAGGAAACTGGAAATAATCTTTTAGCATAATTTTTATGAACATAGTTATCATCTTCCAATAGATGTTGTACTAATCCTTTTTCATTACCAACATCTACACCGATAACTTCTGGTCTTCCAAATTTAGTATCTAGATAGTCAATTATTTTTTCTTGAACTGGATATGCAACTTTATAAAAATTAATTCTAGCATGTTCTTTCATTATACCATTTTTCTCATAAAGTATCATGATTGAAGTGGGTTCCGTATATCCTAAGTCAATCCCCATTACTGCTAAATCATGTGGAGGAAGGGGTGGGATGAGTGCCATACGATTTATAATTTCTGTATAAGTATGGTCTATACCAGACATACTAAGTTTATAAGTAGCATATTCAGCTATATTCATTAATCTTCTATCAAATACTGCGAAGGTTGGAGAACCATGTCTCCCCAAAACAATGTGAATATAGTCTTCACTATCAGGCCCTCCATATTGTTTTATATTCTTCGCTTCATCTTCTTCTGTATATCTTGGATTTTCATGAGCAGATGTTCTATGATGAGAATATTCTTCCATAATCTCATCAGCTAAATAGATAACACAATTCTCTCTTAGTCCTGTAGGAACACCTGATACCCATAATTTGAATCCATCTGCCCATGTATTTAGAACAGGTTGTAATTCTAACCAAGTTCCCCAAGGATAGTATCCAGATTCATCCAAGATAATTATTGGTGTGTGAGTACCAATTACATTTGCACCTGTACCCGATTGTCCAGCAATTCTACATAACAATTGTGCATTATTCAACAATGTAATTGAATAACTAGACGAATTAATTCCTCGTTTTGGCTCTATAAAATTTTTTAGAAGTGTATTGCTTCTTAAATATTTTATTAGATTTGTAAATACAGGTTCTAAGTGAACCTTGTTTGGAACTGTATATAGGATATATTCATTTGGAAAGAAATTATTTACAAGTATCCATAAGATATAATCTGTTAGAGTTACAGTTTTACCTACTGCTCTACCACAACAGAGAGATACATAGTGGCTAAAGTCACATAAATATTCTTTCTGATAACCAGAATACTCAAATTTTTTAGTTGAATACGCTGGTGTATCCAGATTTCTATAGAACTCACCAAACAGAACTGGATGTTTTAAAATTTCGTATAGATGCCACTCTTCAGGAGTTATTTTCTCTTGTAATGCCATTTTCTTTCCCATCAAACGGTTCTGTAAATTTTTCCTTGCCTGGAATTCCACCCCATTTCAAAAAATATCTATATTTTGCTGCATCAAATTTACCATGGTGCATCTTTTGTTCAAGCATAGTAAAATTTTTCAAAGTAGCACTTCCAACATGTTTTACTTTACAACCATCTACTGATTTTATATCATATCCTTTTAATTTCATTCTATAATGATAATCATTATCTTCAAAGTAGGCATAAAAGGGGGATATGCCCTCATCAAAATGTCCTACATCTTCAAGTATCTTTCTAGGAAACTGTATTAGAGAGAAGGATGTTGAACCAATTGCAGGATAAACCGCAAAATTTTCGTCATAACCACTCATAAGTTTTTCAAGAGAATCTTCATAAAATTCTATATCATCATTACAAAAAATGATATGGTCTTTTACATTATCAATGAACCAGTTCCAACTTCTAGCTACTCCTAAATTATATTTTACTTTTGCTACAAAAACTTTATATCCAAATTCTTTGGGTACTGTATTCAAATCTAAATCCATTCCATTATCAATTATATAATAAGCTGTTGGTTTTAGTGTTCCAGCTTCTGCTGATTCCAAGCATTTTATTAATAAATCATATCTATTTAGTGTAGGTATACATAAATTAAATTCCATGTGCTTTAATCCTTTCCATTATTTCGTCTGTCTTATCCTCATACAAGGTTAAACAATTTTTATTGCATTGGTCTGTACAACAGTGGTCACATTCATCTATGGCATAGATACAGGTAAAATGTGTTGTATTTATTGCTGGTATACTACCATAAAAAGTTATGTATGGTATCTTTAATGCTCCTGCCAATGCCGATAGACCACTATCATACCCAATGTAAAGAGCTGCTTCGGACATCTTATCTAGCAACTGTGGCATTGGTAAATCTTCTAATATGTAATGAGAACTCCATATTTGTCCTGCTGATATTTTATTTGTACAATCTTTAAATCCATTATTTCTTAAATATACTACTGTATATCCACTCTCCATTAATCGTCTGGATAAGTTAGTAAGATATCTATAACCTCTTCTAGAAGGCCATCCTGCTTGGTCATTCATTATTACAAGTTTAGGAACAGTTTTTCTAGGTATATATAAATTAGGTTGGACATCTTCTCTATCTATCCATAGTCCTGTAATATCATAAAATACTCTTTGTGGATAATAAAATTTGTAAGTATCTACAGTATTAGCATTGAAATAACAATCTTTCCCTATATTTTCTTCTGTTACATATGGATTATTATTCCAAAATAATTCACTAAGTTTATTTCTTATTTTAGTTTTTTCACCAAAGATATGAAAATAAGCCTCTGGTATACCTGTCATAATTATATGGTCGCCAAGGGAACCCCAAAGACTTAGTATCATTGTCTAAGATAATTGTAGTAACAAAGCATTTCTTTAGTTATTATAAATCTATCTTTATGTTGATTATATAGAGTACTAAAAAAAGCACCATCGGCGCAGTAATTGAAATTTTCCCATTTTAAATCTCCTATTAAATCTCTTGGAATTAGAAATTGAGCAGTATCAATATGACATGGAACTATTCTATCTGGCTGTGGAATTAGTCTTGGTATTCCTATCTTGTGTACCTGCGAAAAGATTAACGCTTTATTAGAGTTTTGTAATATCTTAGTAGCACGAATAAACAAATTTGAGTGCACAATATTATCATCGTCTAAAAAGTAAACATATCTATCACAGTCTACATGGTCTAGTGCTACATTTCTTTGTGGATTCCCTGATAAACCTTTGTCATCACTTGGGTATGATATGTATTTTGTACAAAGACAATCTCCAGCCTCAAGTAGTGAATCTCCATCTTCAACTATAATCCAATCCCATTCAACATCTTTAGTTACACTTGCCATAATAGAATTGTGCATTAGTTTTATATTATATGGTCTTGTCAACGGTGTTATAAAGGTTACTTTCATAAATCTTTTATCCAAAAATTATTAAATATTATTCTATTAAGTTTTTTATATCCTTTATCTATTAGATAATTATTTTGTTCTCCAATATCTTCCCAATTTTCTATACAGATTGATTTAACCTTCCATCTATCTAAGTCTATTCCTTTCAGCACTTCCATTTCCCACCCCTCTACATCTATAGATAGTATATCCACATGGTCTACTTTTGCTACTGATTCTAAGAAGTAATCTAAAGTTACCATTTTCACTTTCACTATTTCTTTTATAGATATACCTATATAATTAGTAAGTCCTGTCCACGATTGTTCATCTTCTTCATGATATATATAAAAATCTACGTTATCTTTATTTTCTGCACCAATAGCTAATTGATGAAAATGTTTTCTATCTATTAACTTATTTATGCAGTGTGGGTTAGGTTCTACACAAAATACTTCCCACCCATTTACCTCTAAAAGTAAACTATTACTTCTATGGTTGCTATGAGCACCTATATCTATCATAATACCTTTAAAATCCTTATCAAATAAAGTTAAAAGATATTCAGCAA